TTTGCCAATGGCTCTTTTCTCTTCTTTACTGTACATGTTTTCCTCCTGAATGTATTTTAGCAAAATCATGTGGCCACATGATTTTATTGTGTGTCTACATTTAGGGTATCAGTACATTCCGCTTTCTTATATGTGACTCTTTTCTAAATTTATTTGCCAATTTACCAGATTCAAAGTTCCAGAATAATGGAATTTATATCTCATTATTGAAATAAATGATTAACCTTTTTATTTATTTAAGGCCTATTTTAAAATACAAAAGTAATGCCTTTAATGTTACAAAATTAAAATCAGTGTCTCGTATTAGTACAAATTTATACTCTGTTATGCATTGGAATATTTATTATATTTTAATGTGTCACCATAAAAGAAAAAGCGCGTATTATGCGCTTTATCTTATAATGGCTCTCTTGTTCAATTTTGATACAAGTGAATTTTTTTATATCAAAGTGAATTTTTGAGAGGTCAAAGTGAATTTTCTTTAACTAAGTTAATTTTATCCGATTTCTACTGAATTTTCAATGCCTGTGTAATATATGAATCTCATTTTGTTATCGCTAGTAACCACCACTTTTTTGACCAGCATGTTCCAAAGCCTTCTATTGAATTCAGTGATTGGGCCATCTTGCTCTGTAAAAATAGCCATTGCTAGTTCGAGTCTTTTAATAGCAGTTAGGCGTTCTTTTTTATCCTTATCAATTTCTTTTAATCTAGCAAGGATGCCATTGTGCTTATCTTCTAAAGCTTGGTAGTTTCTTCTATATTCATCTTGGTCCAACGTTGTCGTGGCATTTTCTTGAATCATGCCTTTAGCTACTTCTATTAGGCTTTTTGATTCGATGTTTAATTTAGCTTCTTCCTCATCAAGCTTTGTAGTGTCTTTAAGAACTTCTATTGCTAATAAGCAATCATCAATAACCGTTGCAGCATCTAAGCTATTAAACGACTTAATAAAAGCTTCCTTAATTTGCTCTTCTGTTAAATGAGGGGTTCCACACTTTTTACTGTTATGGAATTTCTCATTGCATTGATAGATAACGCGGCGGTATTTATCGTTGCTGTGCCATACTTTAGAGCCATAAAAGTGGCCACAGTCACCACACACGATTTTTGATGAGAAGATTGAAGTAGCTGAATACTTCTCACCGATGTTAGATCTTCTTTCTAATTCAAATTGGGCCATTTCCCATTCCTCAACAGGAATAATAGCTTCATGTGAATTCTTGACGTGGTATTGAGGTAGTTCGCCATTGTTTTTTCTTGTTTCATGGGTCAAGAAGTCCGTTGTATAGGTTTTTTGTAAAATGGCTTCACCTTTATACTTTTCATTCTTTAGAATGCTCATTACAGAAGAGAAGTTCCATTTTGCGGGTTGACCATCCCTAGTTTTCTTATTTGTAGGTGTTCTTAATCCACGCTCGTTTAATTCATCAGCTATTTGTCTAACTGAGTAGCTGTCTAAGAAAAGGGTATAAATTAGCTTTATGATTTTGGCTTCTGATTCCACTATCTTTGGTCTTCCGTCTTCCCCCTTTTCATATCCGAGGAAGCTCTTATAACCGATTGAGAACTTGCCATCTTGGAATCCTTTTCTAACACCCCAAGTGACGTTTTCCGAAATTGACCTAGATTCTTCTTGGGCTAAAGAGGACATAATGGTTATCAGGAGCTCGCCTTTAGAATCAAATGTATAAATATTCTCTTTTTCAAAGAAAACCTCTACATTATGTGCTTTAAGCTCTCTAATGGTTGTAAGCGAGTCTACGGTGTTTCTAGCAAATCTAGATACCGACTTAGTGACGATTAGGTCTATCTTTCCGCTAATGGCATCCTTAATCATTTGTTTAAAACCTTCTCTGTGCTTGGTGTTAGTGCCGCTAATACCTTCATCGGTATAGACATCCACCATTTCCCAATCAGGGTTGTTTAAGATGAACTTTGTGTAATAGTCCTTTTGTGCTTCAAAGCTAGTGAATTGTTCATCGCTATCGGTACTAACTCTCGCGTACGCAGCTACACGCCTTTTCTTTAAACTAGTTAATGGCGTTAGCGTAACCGGATTAACTGTAGCGTTTATTTTTGTTACCTTAACCATCTAAACTTCCTCCTTTATCCACTTTCCGTTTTTTACTGGTTTAGCTTTGGCTCTTTTTCTTGCAGCTTCTTTCATCTCTGCTGTCCAGCCATCGCTTCTTTTTGGGTTATCCCAGTGAGCATCGATTGTCTTCCCGCTTAATAGAACATAAGTTAGGATGTTATCTCGCTTCACCAAGATTTTTTGAACTTTTGACCTAAGTATGTTGTTGGTTACTTCATCTAGGCCAAGCGTGACTTTTGTCACATCAATCAGTATGTTTTCTGGTATCTGCTTCGCATCGCACCGTGCTTTTCCTTCGTAAAGGAATGTCGCACACATGTAATGATTCTTGTATGGTTCTTTTTTAAAGCAGTACTGTCTACCGCAATTAGCACAGAACAGTAAACCAGAGAATCCTCTAATGACCTTTTGTTTAACTTGGGTAGTATTGTTTTCTGCAGCCTTTTTCTTCCTTAACGCTTGTACCTTATCAAATGTTTCTTTATCGATAATTGGTTTATGGTCGTTTTCCACTAGGTAGGAGTCTTTTTGACCGCGATTATTGTGTCTACCAGTTGAAAGGTAATTAGAGACATATGTTTTTTGTAATAAGAGGTCGCCTTTATATGTGACGTTAGTGAGCATACTCTTAATATGTGATTGAGCCCACCTACCACCTTTTAACGACGGAACGCCTTCTTCATTGAGGAGCTTAGCTATCGCATGATCACCTAATCCATCTAGGTAAAGCGAGTACACTCTTCTTACGATTGGGGCCGTAGCTTCGTCTATGACGAATTTCCTATTAACTATCTTGTAGCCAACGCAGTTTGCACCGCCCCATAGTCTTCCTTCTTCAAAGTCCTTTTTTATTCTCCATCTTTGGTTAAGACTAGTTGAACGAGTTTCTTCTTGAGCAAAGGATGCTTGTAAAGTGAGCATCAGTTCGCCTTCGTAGGACATCGAGTTTATTTTTTGTTCTTCAAAATAAACATCAACGCCTAGATTTTTAAGCTCTCGACAAGCCTCTAATAAAACCACCGTGTTTCTAGCAAATCTAGATACGCTTTTAGTGAGTATTAAATCAATCTTGCCGTCTCTAGCATCTTCCATCATCCTTTGAAAACCAGGACGGTCAACTTTGGTGCCGCTAATTCCTTCATCAGAATAAACGCCAACATAGGTCCAGTCTCTATGGCTTTGGATGAGCTGGGAATAATAGGAGATTTGATAAGAAAGGGAATGCAGCGACATCTCTTTTTCAGCACTGACACGAGCGTAGGCACAGACCCTCTTTTTATTAGGAAGTTTTTGGATTCTTTCTACCTTATCAATGTTCATTTTTGATACAATCCTCCTGGTTATATATTCGCTCTATAGAGCGAAGTTATCCAGTTATTCAGCATTAAAAACGCTCCTTTTGGAGATGTTATATTTGGCTAATAATCGAGTATTTATTAAGGCAAAATGTTCCTTAGTCAGTGAGCCTTCTTTGACCATATTTTCAAAGACTGTTCTGCTAGTTAAGTAATCGTGAACGCGTTGGCGATAATCATTGTTTTCCATAGCGATGTTTATTTGCACATGCTCTTGAACAGAATCTAGATTTAACAAAGGAATATTGCTTATATTCTTTACCGCAATGTTCGCACATATGGATTACATGACGTCTTCTTTTATTATTCCTATAATCTTCGTACTTACACTCCTTGCAGCAGTATTTAGGTTTCTTACCAGTCACTCCTTTTCTAACAGGAAGAGATTTTCCGGAATTTAAACAGGATACATAGTAAAGAACGCCTTCGCTTTCACTAATTACAGCGTTAATTCTTGAAGGAACTACGCCAATAATAGCGGCGATATCCTTTTGTTTCATTCCTTTGTTTCTATACATATCAAGGATTTGATTTCTTTGTTCGGTAGTCATGTGCCAACCTCCTTTTCGAAGGTTTATGGCGGTTAGACTATGCAACTGTGCAAAAAAAGCTCCAAATCGATGGAGTTACAAAAACAATTCTTGTATACTACTTACACGGGCATAAGCAGCAAAGGTTAGCTTATAAGTTAAATATAGGTAGCACGAGAGTTACCGGTAATAGTTTTATTAAAGGAGAAACACTTATGTCCATGTATGAACATCCATTAACTGTCTCTGAAGTGAGGCACAATTTTGGAACCTTCTTTGATAGAGTTAGATGGTTATATAACTTATCATTCTTCAAAGAAGAAAAAGGCTACAGAGCGGAAGTTGTGAAAAGGTACGCTGATGAATTGTTTGAGGCTAACCGCATCAGTGATTACATCCACTCCATCATCGGAGAAGCGATTCAAAAGTTCACACTACTCTCTCCAGTCAAATTAAAAGAGATGAACCCAGATCGACTCAATCAACTAAGTCAATGGATTAACATCTCTATTGATGACATTAACGGTGAAATAAACGATTTAATGTCAAAGTGATTAGTCCCTCATAGGGGCTTTTCTTATTTTAAGAACTCTTCAACTGTAATAATTTTGAATGTTGGTTCTCTTCTTAAAGTAGCTTGAATCGCGTTTTTGTTCTCTTCATCAAAGACAATCAGATAATCACAATTTTTCATCGAAAATACGAGGTAAACATTGTTTTCTTTTATTTTATCGATAACCTTCTCAAGAACATCCGGTTCGTCTTTAAGACGATTTGCGACTGCATAACGCTTGCCTATGATGTCTGAGTCAAGCTCATGTCCTTCGGTCTTTCTAGCCTCTTCTCGATAGAGTTCCCAACCTAATCCTTTTTCGTCTTTAATTCCTGATTTTCTTAAAAGGGCTTTAGCATGAGCACGTTCATTTTTTGCCCTTTCTTTTGCTTCAAGTTCTTTTATGTACTCTATTGAGTCATATTTGCAGCCTTCACAAAGTTCAATCATTTGTTCAGGTGTAACGTTTAACTCTCGAATCATAGCTCTAAAAATCAGCATTGTCATATACGCATCGTCAACTGAACGATGATCTATTAAGTTTTGTCTTTCCTCGAGCGGAATTAATTCTTCTACGACATTTTCCAAAGCGGCAAATTTAGTCCTCTCCTTACTGAAGTAAGAAAACATTTTTTGAACATCATAAGCGACGTATTTAATCTTTGGAAGTCTATAGCGATTACAAGCCTTATCTAGAAATCTAATGTCATTATTAACAGAATGACCGAGAATCATGATGTCTTTTTGTTCCAATGCGAATTTAATGTTATCGTATACATCATCAAATTCAGGAGAGGCCTTATACTGCTCTTCTGTAAACGATAAATGTAGATCGCGTTGATCTTTACGTCCTGTTAAATTGAATTTGCCTTTTGGATTAATTAAATAAAGCTTTTTATGAGTAGGCTTCATGTTTGAATCACATATCACGAGACCAAATTCACAAATCTTAAAATTACCATCAGCGGCTTCTATATCAAAAAATAAATACCTCATTTGAATGAAACCTCCTTGTAATCTAACTCCTCAGCATAACAAATGTTATCACCATAAATGCCTGAGAGTGTTTCTTTTGTAATAATGCTATCTGCTGCTCCTTGATTAATGATTTTGCCATTGCTCATCAAAACTACGTTACTTTGTAAAAATGAAGCATGATTTGGGTTGTGTGAAGAGAGAATTATTGTTTTTCCACTACTAGCAATTCGCTTGAGTAGCGACAAGACAAGACTCTGATTCTTTAAATCGAGGGCAGATGTTGGCTCATCTAAGAGAATGATTGGGGTGTCTTGTAATATACAAGAAGCGATTGTCACAATTTGGCGTTCACCACCACTAATCTTTCCCATTTTTTTATCTAACAAGTGATTGATTCCTAATTCTTTACTAACTTCGAGTACCCTCTCCATATTTTCTTTTGAAGGAGTCTCATAGAATTTTAATGAGTTAACAAATCCATACGATAAATAGTCCCTAACCAGGAAGTCATCACCCACATAATTCTTTTGTGGCACATAGGAGAACAATTTACTTCTATTTCTTATAGAAATCTTTTTCAATTCTGATGAATCATACTCTAATGAACCATCTTCATAATCCAAGAGGCCTGCCATTATTTTAATCAATGTGGTTTTGCCACATCCATTTAGACCTAAAAGCACTGTTATTGTTCCTTCTTCAATGTTAAAAGAAATGTTATCAATAACTGTTGGAAGATTTTTTCCGTATTTGAAGGAAAGATTTTTAACATTAATGAGCATTTTCTTTCCTCCTTATGAGAATGATTATGACAAAAATAACGGTTCCTAATATGCCGGTTACAGCACTTAAAGGCATCTCTGATTTAGTGAATGTTCGAGCTAGAATATCCACAGCAATCATAAAAACACCGCCAAAAGTGATGCAGAGAGGAATTGACCTTCTGGTATCTCTTCCAACAATAAGTCTTACGATATGTGGAATAACCAAACCTATCCAACTAACCACACCACTAAATGCAACTGAGGTGGCAGTTAATAGCGTTGCTATTCCGATTATTAAGAACTTGTAAAAATTGTAATTAATTCCTTTGGTTTGAGCCTCTTCTTGGCCTAGAGCAACAACATTAATTCTCCAAGAGAGCACCAATAAAACGATGCACGAAACACCTACAACCGGTAAAAGAATCCATACATGATTCATTGTTGAATTCTCAAATGAACCCATCAACCAATATGTAATATTCGCTAGGGTTGTTGTCGGGTCGGCAAAGTATTTCACCAACGAAAGCGAAGCAGACATAAAACCTCCGACAATTATTCCTGCGAGAATCAATGTAAACGAGGACCCGTTTTTAAATATTTTAGAAACAAGAATTGTGATTAAAACTGTGACAACACCTGTTATAAAGGCGAATAAACTCACAAAAATTGAAGATAAGCCTAAAACTAGAGCGATTGCTGCACCTACTGATGCACCAGAACTAACGCCAAGTAAATCAGGTGATGTTAATTTGTTTTGAAACACTTCTTGATAAAGAAGACCAGAGATTGATAAAGCTATACCTGTTAAGCCAGCCACTATCGTTCTAGGCAATCTCAAATTAACAATTATGCTTCTTTGAGTATCAAATGCTTCTTCGCTAGTAAAAACCGCCTTAAAGAAATCGCTAATTGACATGTTATATTTGCCAACCATTAGGGCAACAGCAAAAATAACCACAAAGCAAAAAACGGAAACTAATAAAGAAATAATGGTTCTTTTATTCATTAGTATAAATTTCCACCAGTTGGACTGAGGCCATTAAGCATATAACCAACTTGTGTATCAGTTAAATCAGTTCCGAAATATTGTTTGACTGAACTCTTTAGCATTGAGCTAATATCGTAGTTAAAAATCGTTGGATATAATCTATTAGCTTGGTCATAGAAGAATTCAGGAGAAAGAGCATTGAGTTGCTCCATTTGAGTTAATCCCATTGGGATAGTATAAATTCTATTATTCTTTACAGCATCGAGAGTTGTGTATGGCTCAGTAGTTTTAATTTCTTGTACATGTTTGTTTTGGTAAATGCCGCCCATTACAAACAAATCAGGATTCCACTCGCACAAAGCTTCGGCAGAGACCTCGTTAGCATAACTATCTAAAGTTGAACTCATACAATTAAATCCAAGAGTTCTGTATGCGTATTCTGCAAAGCAGCCTTTTGTATCGGTATATCCGATGCCTTTATCCTTATCCCCTCTTACATAGAAGAGTTTTTCCTTTGGAAGAGTGTGTTTTTTTAATTCTGTTGTAACATCACTTACCGCCTTATCAAATTTGTTATTCCACTCTACTGCTTTGGCTTTGATGTCTTCATCTGGCCATATTTGTGCAATCAAATTTGAGAAAGTATGAACGCAATCGTCAAACGTTGGAGTTCCGTATAATTTCACTGTGATTGCATTGATTCCGTGCTCACGTAAATCATCAGTAATTCTTTTCTCAGGACTAAAAACGAGGTCAACTCCTCTAGACAAATATAATTCATAGCTATTCTCATACTCATAAGAGTAATGCTTTGATGAATCTGGATAGAAGACTGATGTCCAAGGGTTAGCTAACACCTTTTTATCAACTCCATCGATTTTGTCACCTAGTCCGTAGGCGATGAGCAAGTCATATGTAGATCTACTGCATGCGACTTTTTTAGGATTTTTGTTAATTGTAATGGATGTACCATCCATATCAACGACAGTGACTTTATCGCCACTATCTTTGTTTCCACATCCGGCTAGGCCTCCTAAACAGCCTATTGATAAGGATGCGAAAAATAATGTTTTTAAGATACTTTTCATAGCATCTACCTCCTTCTTTGATATCAGCTAATCCAGTCATCAGATTACAATGCAGATGCGAAACATGAGGTTCTGTAACCGTCTGTCATCATTTTCCATTACTAATATCAAGTTGATTATATCAAATAAATGTAGTGTTTTGAAAGGTTTACTGCGGCAACAAAAAAATCCCTGCTACTAGGATTTCTCCGTTCACAGGGATATTTCAATTCTTCAATTTGTAAATAGATGCTTCGATCTGGTTGGTTATCCAATTAGTCAAATCACCATAATTAGCACTAATGAACTCTTTGAGTTCTGAAGTTAATTCAGATGTGATGATTGCTTTAGCCTTAGAAAGTGCTTCTTTTTGTTCCTTCTCACCAAAGCCACCACTATTTTTAAGTGACTCGACATAAGTTTGAAATACAGACTTAACTGCATTTATAACTATCTCGTTTGCTTGATTTAATAAGCGAGCAGCTTTTTCATCTTTAATCTTGCTAGATAACCACTGGGATAACTTAATTCCCAAGAAAGATATAAGCGGCAAGATGATGCATGTAGTAACTGCCGCCAAAATGTTAAGTAATATTTGGTTCATATTCGCTCCTCCTATTTATGAGCTTGCTTATTGATGTGATCTTCAATTTCGGTAATCGCAATCGTAACCGGACCATCGCACCCTTGTTCTTTTAAACCTTTTAGACACGCTAGGACACCTTTGGTGAGAATTGATTGCTCTTCCTTAATCTCTCTGATTTCGACGTCATTCTTGTCTCTTTTCATAAGCCATTTGAAAAACGCAAACAGAATTCCAAATATGACCCCAAGAGCAGTAACGACTGAAGCTGTGGTTATGATGATTTCAACAACATGACTCATGCCTCTTCCTCCTTATATAGCTCGAGCAAGTAAGAAAAAATCTCCTTTAATCTTGGGAGATGTTCTTCTATGTTCATTTTGGTTTTAAGATCTTTGGCGAGTTCATAGTTCTCTTTTGAGAAATAATATTCAAACTTGCCTGTTTCCTTATAATGCCTGATGAGTGATTCTACTCGATATAAGTGATAGAGACTTTTTTCTTCTTTATAGTTTTCAAGTCGAATACCAAAGTAGGCAATAACGCGGTAAAGCCAATCTTTGAAGTGCTTTTTGAAGTCGATATAAAGGAACTCATCTAATTTGTCTTTGATTGATTCATCAACATAGACGATATTCTCTTTTGCGAGCAATGTGTTATCTACCCAGCAAAGGAAATAAGTAAGACACCCTCTATCGAAATTTTTTATTCTTTCGAAATAGCTTCTACCGTAAGTAAAGAAGTCACAGTCATCGGTTTTAACGACATTGCAACTGTCGAATCCATCAATAATAACCGTGAAGTCTTTATCACTATCATCTTCACTTAGTCCATAAATGGATGAGCCACATCTGTAGCAAAGTAGCACCTTATTAGGTGCAAATAATCTATCTAATAACTCTTGCATATTTTGGTTGGTTCCCCCTTGAATCTTCGACATAAAGTTTGCTGCTTGTTAATTGACATGAAAGCGTGCAGTCTTGACCGTTATAACGATAATGGACAATACCGCCACTACCACCAACTGAAGCACCACAGAATAAGACATTAGCTCCACCTACATATAATGAGATGATTCCGTTGTAAGCATTTAACGAAGTGATGTCATCAAATACATAACATGTTCCGTAAGAAAGTGACGAATACATATCCCAGATAGGACCATAGCTAGAACTAACATTGTCTCTAATCTCTGTTCCTTTTTCATTAATCTTGGTTTGATCATTTTTGATGTAAGGCGGATTATAGTTTCCATCTAATGTGATTGAGGATGATGTCTTCGTATATCTACAAAGCGGGAACTCATAAATGAAGCCACCATTCATCAAATCATTCTGTGTTAATGATGGATAAGCAGAGGAGGCTTCCTTCTTCTCTAATGAGATGGCGTTATTTCCTAAGTCAATCTTGATGATGACGTAGCCATAAGCAGAGCCATCTAAAGAGACAGAAATCTTTGTTCCACTTTCAACAAATATTTTTCTCCCATAGACTTGGACATAGCCGTTTTGGAATGAGATATAGTTGTTACTGACTGATGCCTGACATCTACCTAAAATGCCATAAAAAATGCCGTTCACACCACTTGTTAAGAAGT